GCGACGTAGAGATCGCCTCTAAGGTGGGCTGGGAAGCCTACAAACGTGTTGCCGATGGCATCATGACTCTACTTAACAAGACTGGACTTCTTCATGGTTACAGCTTCAACTCGTGGTCCGATGTGGTCACGTATGATGAAGCATTTATCGAAGAGTGGCTTGAATCGCCCCAGACTTCTCTTTATTATAGTCTCCAAGTTATGGGCGACGTTCAAGATAAGTCCAGTGCGTATGCAGCTCTCGAAGAAGACGACGTAAATGACTATCTGAACAGCCTACTTGAGGACACTCCTGAACCTCAATGTGATTGTGCAGAATGAACCCTTATCAGAAACTACTAGAGCGGAAACGCAAATGGACACCAGTACAGACAACTGCTGGTACATGCAAACAGGGCGCGGAGGAAGCAATCTACCGTGCTCTTGCATTGCGACATATGGAACTACCTGTGGGAGATTTTATTACCCATGCCCTCGATCATGAAGTACCAACGTTGGCACGCGAAGTATTGGTGTCAAACGTCAAAGACGAAGAAAACCACGACATCGCACTTGGTTACATCGCCAATGCTTACGGTGTTGATCCGCAAGCTGAGAAAGAAGCCCTACGGCTTAAAACCGCTTGGGAAGCACATCCAGATCATACGATCACGAAAGCGTTGGTTGCCGAACGTGCGATTTTCTTCGTTCTTCTACCATTCTTTAGGTTTAATGGTGACGCTGGTATGAGAACCGTTTCAGCGGATATCAGCCGGGACGAACAAATCCATGTGGCGGTCAACTCACTGGCACACACCGAGCTGGGCTATAACATCAGCCCCTCCCTGGACAAGCTCCGCAAAGCCACCATTAACTGGGTGATGCAGCCACTAGGTACAGATACCGTAGACAAATATCTGGACAAAAAATTTTGGCTCGATTCTAGCGATCGGCTAATGTATGAGGGTAAAGCTCCTCAACTTTCTGAAACTAAATCCGCTAGGATGCCTGCCTTCTTCGAGCATAGCAATGTCAACCTCCCCCAATATGCTTGAGGTTCTTGGGATGAACTCCCGAGGACTTATCCATGCATTAGAAGAATCATTTCCACCTATTAACCCTACACCTGACGATACAATGCAAAAAATTATGTACCGATCCGGTCAACGTAGTGTCGTTGAGTGGGTCATCAAATACTTGGAGGAAGAATAATGGCAAATCAATCAAGCTTTGTGGCTGGTATCCCTAGCATCGAAGAGCAAAAAAGATTGCGGCAGCAATATCAAGCACGTGAAGCCCAAGCTGATTTTGTATCTAATATCCCTAGCATCGAAGAGCAAGAAAGATTAAGGCAGCAGATGCGTGATAGACTTGCTGCTGAAGCTGCTCCAGTAGGTCAAATTAGTGGTGACTCAGGCACTGGTGGTACTGGTGGTACTGATGGTACAGCAGCTGCTACTGAATCAGCTCCTGGTTTTGATGTTGAAGGTTTTTTAAATAAACAGGCTGAAACACTTGCAGCCAGAGATGCTGCAGCTAAACAACGCCTGGAAAAAGCCATGGCTGCTAACCAGTTGATGATTCAAAACTTTCTTAGAACCCAAGAGCAGGCAGCTCAACAAAGAGAAATGGCAGAGAAAGTAACCATGGCTAACATGGCTCGTGCTGGTCAACTTGCTAACCTTAAAATCGGTACTTCAGCACAACGTGGTACTTCTGGTATCGATGCCTTTAAGCGTCGTCTTCAGATTACACCAGCTACCTCTACAGGCTTGGCGCTTGCAGGAGGTACACAATCCACTACTAACAAAATGCTTAACGTCTAATGACTGCTAAATCTCGTTATGACAGATTGTCATCAAGCCGTTCCCAGTTTCTAAACGCTGCTAGACAAGCATCCGAACTAACTCTACCTTATCTTATTCGGGAAGATGAGCACACAACTAAGAGTGCTCTTAAACTCACAACACCTTGGCAATCAATCGGAGCAAAAGGTGTGGTAACGCTTGCAAGTAAACTTATGCTTGCACTGCTACCACCACAAACTAGCTTCTTTAAATTGCAGGTTAACGATATTAACCTTCCTCAAGAGCTTGGTCCTGATATTAGATCTGAGCTTGACTTGTCGTTTGCTAAGATTGAACGAACCGTCATGGAATCCATTGCGGAGTCCGGTGACCGTGTTGTCGTTCATCAAGCACTAAAGCACCTGGTCGTAGCTGGTAATGCCCTTGTCTTTATGAGTAAAGATGGATTGAAACTTTATCCTCTTTCTCGTTACGTGGTAGACAGGGATGGTAATGGTAACGTTATTGAAATTGTAACGAAAGAGACAATCTCGAAAAAATTAATCAAACAATTTTACCCAGAATACGAAGATAAATCTAAGGATTCTGTGGTTGACGATCATGAACACATCCCAAATGATGAATGTGTTATTTATACCCACGTAAAACGTGATAACAACCGTTGGGTGTGGCACCAGGAACTGGATGATCAGATCCTTCCTAAGTCAATGGGTAAAGCCCCTCTTGACGCTAACCCCTGGCTTGTGTTACGATTCAACCACGTAGACGGAGAGGTCTATGGACGTGGTAGGGTGGAAGAGTTTCTCGGAGACCTGAAGTCACTTGAAGCTCTGTCACAAGCTATCGTTGAAGGCAGCGCTGCAGCTGCTAAGGTAGTGTTTACTGTCAGCCCAAGCAGCACCACCAAACCTGCAGTACTTGCTAAGGCAGGTAACGGCGCTATCATTCAGGGACGACCTGATGACATCGGTGTGGTGCAGGTTGGGAAGACAGCTGACTTCTCCACTGCGTATCAGATGATTGGTTCTTTGACTCAACGTCTGAACGAAGCGTTCTTGATCCTGCAAGTTAGGAACAGTGAACGCACAACAGCGGAAGAGGTTCGTATGACACAACTCGAACTAGAACAGCAACTTGGTGGACTCTTCTCCCTGCTGACTGTTGAGTTCCTTGTGCCGTACCTCAATCGTAAACTTAACGTCGCACAGAAAACTGGCGACATTCCTAGACTGCCTCAAGGTGGTGTTGTACGTCCCACTATTGTGGCAGGTATCAACGCACTTGGTCGTGGTCAAGACCGTGAAAGCCTTGCACAGTTCCTTACTGTCATCGCTCAAACAATGGGTCCAGATTCTATTGCTCAATTTATTAACCCTGATGAAGTTATCAAACGTCTGGCAGCAGCGTCTGGTATTGATGTACTCAACCTTGTGAAGAGTATGCAAGAACTGCAAGCTGAGCAACAGCAAGCTATGCAGCAGCAACAGGCTATGATGGCGCAGCAGCAAGCACCACAGATGGCAGCAGTTGAACAGAAGGCTGTCGCTGCTGAGATGCAAGCTGCACAACAGGCACAACAACAACCACCTATCCCCCAGTAATAAATGGCTGAAACATTTACGATGAATGAAACACCTGCTAATCCTGAGATTCTTAACTCGGATGAGAAAGACTCCCTAGCGGTTGCTGAGTCTCTTGAGGGTGGAGAGCAGCCGCTGCTTGCAGGTAAATTTAAAGACCAGCAAGCTCTTGAGCAAGCATACGTAGAGCTTCAGAAAAAGCTTGGAGAACCTCGCGAAGAGGAACAAGGTACTGAAGCTGAAGCTGAGCCTGAGCCTGAACAAGCTGCAGAACCTGAAGAAGAAGACAACTCTTCTGGTGAAATGCTTAGTGAAGATCAAGCGCAGTATCTGATGGACATGGTAGGTGGTGATAAAGCCTACAAGTCTATGCTTGAATGGGCTGGAGATAACTTCTCGAAAGATGAAGTCAGTATGTATGACAAGGTTATGGAGTCAGGCAATCCTGATGCTATCTTCTTTGCTGTACAAGCCCTCCAAGCACGTTACAATGATAACGTAGGTACAGATGGTCAGACCTTGACTGGACGCGGCGCAGCTAACACCGACGATTCATTCAAGAGTCAGGCTGAGCTAGTTGCAGCAATGAGCGATCCTCGCTATGATCGTGATCCGGCGTATCGCAACGATTTGATGCGCCGTCTTGAAAACTCTGATGTATCATTCTGATGACTGCTGTTACTGAAGAACGCGGTCGTCTAAACCTCTACGCAATTGAACCACCTATGACTATTATGGAAGTGACTGAAACCCACAATGAAAAGGCTGAGAAGCTTAATGGTCGTCTTGCTATGCTTGGCGTCATGGCGGCTCTTGGTGCTTACGCAATCACTGGTCAAATTATCCCCGGAGTATGGTAATGGCTTGCGGTAAAAAGAAAGGCGGTAAAGGCGGTGGCTACAAAAAGTAAGCCATCCGTCAGTCTAAAAATTGGTAAACACAAATCACGTACCGGTGGACTGACGAAAGCCGGTCGTGAAAAATACAACAGAGAAACAGGTTCTAACCTGAAAGCCCCACAACCAGGTGGCGGCAAACGAAAGAAGTCCTTCTGTGCTAGAATGTCTGGTGTTAAGGGACCAATGAAAGATAGCAAAGGTCGCCCCACCCGTAAGGCTCTTGCTCTACGTAAATGGAAATGTGGTAAATCCTAATGGCTAAACGCGGTCTCTATGCTAACATCCATGCTAAACGCATGAGAATTAAACAAGGCTCCGGTGAAAAAATGCGGAAGCCTGGTGCCAAAGGTGCACCTACTGCAGCTAACTTCAAACGAGCTGCTAAAACTGCTAAGAAAAAGTAACTAACTATTTAACTAATCATGAAATCTATTATTCTTGCTGGTCTCCTGCTCGGCGCTGCACACGGCGCTGCACAAGCTGGTCCCTATGTTAACGTCGAAGCTAACTCTGGCTTCATTGGAAGTGACTACACCGGTACCGCAACTGACGTTCACGTCGGTTACGAAGGCGCTAACTGGTATGTGCAGGGGGGTCCTGTGCTGCTGGCTCCGGATGCAGGTGACGGTTCCGTTGAACTGTCTGGCAAAGCCGGTGGTTCTTACAGCCTGACGGACGCTGTGTCTGTCTATGGTGAAGTTTCTTTCGTCACTGGCGAAGATGACAACGGCTACGGCACTAAGGTCGGCGCCAAGTACAACTTCTGATTTAATGCGGTGGGTGGGTTGGTAATTTACTTAACTGAACAATGACTACAAGTATTCTTAATCAAGGTAGTCGCTCTACCTGGGAGGATTTCTGCTCCTGGGTAACGTCTACCAACAACCGTCTTTATGTAGGCTGGTTCGGTATTCTTATGATTCCGACACTGCTAGCCGCTACTATTTGTTTTGTAACTGCCTTCGTGGCAGCACCTCCTGTAGACATCGATGGAATTCGAGAACCAGTTGCAGGCTCCCTCCTCTA